GGCCTAACGATCGATTCAATACTGAATCAATCTATTAATTAATATGAATCATTAATTATCATAGAATGTATTAAAAATTTTTCACAAAACAAACCTTTATCCAAAAAAAGTTTTAATTGTCTTTGGTTCTTCGCCAGTCTTCAAACATTCCGTGAGCCAATCTGCGGGAATATCTTTCTTTGCAACATGTTTAATACCCAGCTTTAATGCATAAGCTTCATATGTAGTTTTGCTACCTTTTGATATTTTTTGTTGGGGTGATTGGAATACCATACGAATATCTACACCGGGATTCGATGCTAGCACATGTTTCATTTTAAGACGATCGGCACTAGTCCATCGGCCTTTAGTTTCAATGTACATTAATTCACCATTCTTTTTAGTGAACACAAAATCTGGAGTGTATTTTGCTTTACGTTCCGGTACTATATAATTTAGTATTTCAGTTTCATAATTCAAAGGATATTCAGTAGTTTTTATTTGATCTGCTACTGTGTGTTCTAATCCTGATTTATAACCGTATTTTAGCGCTGCAGCTCTTTTTGAGTTGCCAGAGCTATGATAATGATTTTTTGCCATAACCTATTTCTTTTTACCAATCGACTAATACCATGTTTCCGTCCCACATCATAACGTTGTCAGAACGAAAATCTAAATCTAAATCGAATTCTGGAATTTGAAGTTTATCTATATCTGTTTTTAATGTGTTTAAAAAATTATCAATTATCGGATTAATACTTCCAGCATCAGGTAAAAAATCAAATATTGAAACTTCGCCTCCTTCATCCCGAGCAAATGAAGCAAAGTCTTGCATAAATAAATCAATTTCTTTTTTTAACCGAGTTGGTAGTTCCGAAGCATTTGCCATTATGTACATGTTTTTACCATCAACATAATATACCGGTATAAATGTAGTAAACTCATTGTATCTATCAACGATAATACTTGCTACTTCATATTCATCACGTTCTTTAGTAATCTTAAAAACTTTATCTTCTCTATCAATTTCATAAACGCGACCGTTATCACCAGCACCAATTAAACGGAATTGTTTTTGTTGTATTTTGTCTAAACATTTCTGAATATCTGAATTTGATATTTCTTTTAAAAGTTGTTTTAATCGTATCATGATTACCTAGGAATTACATTGTTATTTAAGTCCATACGAACTAAGAAATTTAAATCTACATTTGCTGGTTTTTTAATTGGTTGTGCTAATTTTCCAATTGCTAACAATTGCCCTGCATCATCATACAATCCTATAGTTGTTATATACGGAGTAAATGTACTACTAGTAACAAATGAATGGTATGTAATATCATTATCCGCCGTAAGAGTTGGATTCAATGACATATTAAAATCACCAGCATCTAATTTAACAATAACACCTAATTCATAAATTGTAACCGTGCTTTTATACTGAAAGGAAATAAAATCATTAACGGTATTATGAAATCGATAATCTGGAGTTGATACTATCGCGATTCCTTGTTTTGCAAAAATATTTCCTACGTGATTAGTTTGAAGTAGTGTACCAGTTGTTAGATCCGGTGTGGCTAAAGATCCAATTTCTGCAAGAGATAGTGACTTATTAAATATTCTAACTTCATCAATAACAGCTGTAAGATTTGATCCAGTAGTAGTATAACCTCCAATATACAATTTATCTGTGTTATCAATACGTGCTGATGCCGATAATGGTGATTGCGTATTAATTAGTAATGGACTAGTAGCAGATGATTCTAACGCTCCATTTACATACAATTCAACCGAGCTGCCAGATTTTTGACAAATAAAGTGATTCCAGTTAGTTGTATTAAAAACAGATGATGTAATTTGTGTTTTAAATGTAGTGCTACCCGCTACAGAAAATACAATCTGATTGCTACCGCTCAATTCAATTCGGAACGGATATTGTGGAGTTAAACTACTAGATGCTTTTGTTGCAATTAATTGTGTTGCATTAGATGATCCGGAGAACCAAAAAGCAATTGCATAATCATGATCACGATCATAAAATCCGTTTAAATCAGATTCAATATAACCAGCACCATCAAATTTAGCAGCTAATCCAACCGGTAAACTTGATATGTCGGCATCAGGTACTCCTGGTACATATGTTACTCCTGAACATACATATGGTACTCTGCTAGTATCGAAATATTCATTAAATCCTTCATACCACATCACCCCTGTAGCAAATGATGAAGTATCAATATCCACATTGTATAAATTGCCATATCGATCAGACTGAATGCCGCTACCAACATTATGTTTTATTTCAAATGATTTTGGTTTAACCGATTCTCCGTATTTTAATTGTGGTATAGAAAATATCGAAGCTGTTTGATACAATTACAGTTTGCAAACTATCATCAATATTTTTTGCATCATTATATGTTAATTCGGTATCTAGAGCTGGTAATACATCTGAATATACTCCTTGTAATGGCAAACAACTCGAAGTAGCACTACCGGAGCCTATCACCCATTGCTTATAACTTTGGAACGGTGTTAAACTAACATCAGAACTATTTATCTTTTTGAAAACAGTTGGATACACCCCTTGATATGTGTCAGTATTTGAAATTTTTGTTTCTGCCATGCTAGTAAAAACCCTGCTATATTTAATAATAAATATAACAGGGCTTAAATCAGAGTGTTATTTTAGAAATCTAGTTTAACACGTATAAGAGCTTCACGCTGGAATGATTTTAGCAATGGTTGACTTAATTTTGCAACCGCTAACAATTCTTGACTGTCATTGTATAATCCAACTGTGGTAACATATGTTTTAGGATCACCAACAAATGTAGATTGTGCTAATTGACCAACACTACCAGTAACATAAGATGGATTGTTTGAGAAGTTGTATTCTGCATTTTTAATTCGTACAAAATAATGTGTGCTTGTTATTTTTTCAGAATTTCTTGCTAAAAATCCATATGGGTCAGATGTTTCAGGATCAGTAAATAATGCAGATCCAGAAATAGAACGGAACAATGTAAAGTGATTGTTACCTTCAGAACTAGAAGATACATTCGTAGCAAATCCTAATTGTTGATCAAGCATTTTACCATCCAGTACTAATACTCCATGATCTGGATATGCTAATCCATAATATACCGGCGATGCTGAATTATGTACTCCTGAATTTATAGAACCGGAGACTATGTTATAGATTTTTCCAGAATCACCAACGGTAGCCGATGCTAATGAAGAATCGTCAATTAATTTAATAACACGTGTACCGACAGTAACAGACCCAGTTGCATTCGATGTGCGAGTAGCAATTGATACTAATGGCAATTCAAAATTTCCAGCGTCTAAACGTTCTTTAAGTCGGTTTCTTTTAAAATTCACAATATAGATTGAATCTGTACTACCAGATCCAGCAGTTGTAAATCTTGAATCGTTAGGCTTTAATAAAAGCTGACGGTATTGTGAATATACTGCTTTTGATGGAGAGTCACTCAATGTACCTTGTGAATCAGAACCACTACCCAACGCATTACCATATGCTAATGAAAATTGCGTCGCAGCGCCTTCATTTGTAGAATCTTCTTGATACACATCAACATAATATCGGCGCTGAGATGTTGTTTGTGCAGATCCGGATGCGTATGTAGTTAAACTAGCAATACCATCACTCCAAACACCTGCAGTAACTACTTCAGTTTGATTTGATATAACATCATTTAATTGGTCAAACTTTGTAAATACACGACCATTTCTTGCTAACACGGAAATTTGTTGCTGATTGGCAATTATTTCATTTGCTAATTGTTGAGCTAATTGTTGTACTTGCTCATTAATTGCGGTTGTATTAGTTTGGGCAGCACCATCTCTAACAGCTATATTATTTGCCGCTTGACTAACATTGATGGGAGATACATTTCCACGCCCCGTAGGAACCCCGCCGTGTTTGTCTTGTAGTTTTAAATATTTAATAAAATTGTTCATATGTTATTTCTTTTATTAGCTTGAAACTGCCGTTCCGGTTGTTACAGAAGTAACTTTTTTAACAGTTAAATTAATTGTTACACTACCACCTGTTTCATTACCAACAATAGTAATTGTCGCAGTTTTATCTTCCAAATATTGTGCTTTAGCAATAACTCGGAATTCAAATCCTGCAACTGCTACACTTTGTGCATCTTCATTATCACCAATAAAACGAGGTATTGTAGGTAATACGGTATTTTGTAATGCTCTAGTTACCTGAATATCTGCTACGGTTGAATCAGACAAAATTGCAGTGTAACCTAAATTTGAGTTACCACCCTGCATGTTGCTAGTATTCGGTGTAATTGCTGCTCCATCTCCTGGTGCTAACAGTGTAATTGCAGTATTTCCAACAGTTACAACTGGTATATTAGTAGTTTGTTTTGGTAATGTAATTAATTTTGAACGCAATGCTTGTGTCTCATCAGGAATTGCTTCAGTGATTGGCATATTTTCAATAATTACACCGTAATAATTAGTTCCTAATGGATGATTTGGATTCCATAACGAATAATCAATTTCATCATCACCTAATGCAAACTGAGTAATTTTAAATGCGTTTCCGCCTTTTGCTAATAATTCTCGGCCTTTAAGAGTTAAAATTGCATCAACTGTTACAGAACTATTATTTAAGTATCCCATATGTTTTATTCCTATTTTATATAAATATGTTATGTTAAAAAATTATACCAAAACAAAACTTCCTTGATCACTATTAGTTTGATACACCAATTGATTTGGATTTGTTGCACGCCATTCTACTACTGGCTTACCGTCAACGGTTTCAGTTGAATTAACATTGAATGCCGGTGATGTAAGTTTAGCTCCGGAATATTTTTGATTGTCTCGACCTGCAGGTAAAAAGTCTTGCACTTGGGCAAAACTTCCTGTTAAGTTTCTGAAATTTGATACAACGCCATACGACCCTGAACCATACGAGCTAGTACCATAATATGAACCTGAAAATGATGATGACGCTGCAAAATATGAGCCAGATGCTAAACTTAACTCAGATGTTACTGCATCAAGTATTACTGGTAGTATTGCTTCGCTTTGCCAATATGGGGAAGATGCAGTTATATACGTGCTTCCACTTTGAATTAAGTATGTGTATGAATATGGAGTTCCATCATACTTATCAGCAGTTGAAGCTGTTAAATATGCTTGCCATTGATCATCGTCTTGTGCAGATATAGTTAAAATTTTACCGTCAACAGAACCTAGATAATTTATATATTCACCACTCGCAGTTGGCTGTGAATTAGTAATTTCAGCATAATATGAATTATCATGAATACGTATCTCCGGAAGTATAGATGTTTTATTTCTTTCTAATATATTAGGCTGTATTAATACGCCGAGTAATTCATCAACACGTGCTGGCAATAATTGTTCTAATTGTTTGAAGAATGATAAGTCAAACAATGTAAACATTTTTATATACGAATTAATATCTGTAGCTTGTTGATACTTTTTCCAATATGATTCTGCAAACTGCGTTAAACTATCATATGAATCAGAATTAATATCTCCCGGATCACCGATATAATTATCTAAATCAATAAAACCTAATTGTGCAATGATATCTTCATCGATCATTGTTTGTGGAGAAAAATATACTCCTAGTTTTTTACTATCAATTGGAGCAACATCATATTGACTACGTTCTGCTCTAGTTTTTATATCTAATGTACCTACTAATACATTGTTTTCAATACGTACTTTGTTATCATCATATGTGCCAGCACCAATTGATACCGCATCATAGTAGTACGTTTCTTCTATAGAATCATATGGTATATTATTCGTCCATCCGCTAAATGATGATGATATTGTAGATGCCTTAGGTTGTATCCCGAATAAACTAGCAGTTGTAGCATGATTAATATTTTGATTCAACGGTAAACGATAAACTAGTTCATTATACGCATCTAACGAATCATATGCTCCAGGAGCTTTAACGTGATTATCAAATGATGTATTAGAAATTGGATAATTCC